AAGTGCTACAGCAGCACAGCATTAAAGCAGTACAGCACTAAAGAATACTTTAGCACTTTAGTGCACAAGCTATTTTCAAAAAGTCGCAAAAAAAGGTTGATTTTTTTCGGAACAGCCGCTATAATATAATTGTAAGGAGGAAAGAACAGAACACAAACCGGGCACCAGTCCCGCCCTGGGTCAGTCAGGGGGCACCTTGACAAGTGAATAATAGTACACCGCTGAGGGCAAGGACTCCAACCCTGTGCACGGCATTGGACTGTGCATTATGCAGAAGGTAGGGTGGCCCGTACGACGGGGAGGTACTATCGGCAGGGTCAGAGGCTGCCTGGGTCTGAAGGGTGTCCCAAAAACGCCCTATCCCATTATTAGGGTGATGACCTACCATCATATAGAAAGGAGACTACCATGTCTAAGAAAATGAACGCTGAAGCCGCCATTCCTGCGACCACCATCGAAGCTGTCAACCACTACTCCCTGCAGAAGTGCTTCGAGCTCAACCCCAACGCTTCCCTCCGCAAGCTGGCTGCGGCCACCAACGTCAACTATGGGGTTCTGTTGAAGAAGAGCAAGGAGCCCATTCCCGGTGAGGCCTACGACCCCGAGGCCACTAACTGGAAGGCTCTGGAGGACAAGCTGACCTCTAAGGGGGTTGACTGGAACAACCTCAACTGGAGTGAGCTCAACGCTGGCCCCAACCGCAAGGGCACTGCTCTGCAGAAAGATATCGATGCCTTCAAGGTTGGTGACAAAGTGTACCTCCGTAGAGACAACACCACTCCCTACGAAATCCTCTATAAGACCGAAACCCACGTGGTCATTATGAAGGAGGGCACCAGCGAGCCCCAGGCTTGGGCCAACAACACGTTCCTCATCAACGGACCCGTGTTCGAGCCCCGCGCCAAGAAGTCCAGCAAGCAGGACGTTGCGGAGGAGGCATAAGGCCTCTCCGCGTGCCCTAAGAATAGTTGAAGGAGGAAACACTAATGCATACTGTGCAAGAATGGAAGGCTCGCTTGCAGCCTAAGTACCGCGAGGCCCTCGAGGAGATGTTTCTCGACGAGCGGGAGGTCCTCTCTCCTCACGAGGTAGTTGATGCTATCGTTAGCTACGAAGGTGGCCTCGCAAGTGGCTACGAAGTCGTGTGCCTGATCAACGAGGTGTGGGGCCTACATCTCCCCACTGAGGCACTGTGGAAGGAGTAAGCACCATGAAATTCAGAATGAGCAAACGCGCACACAAGCGCTTCCAGACTACTTGCAGAGTCCTCTGTGTGCTCAGCTTCCTGTGGCTGCTTGGGGTTGCGGGAAATAGCGACCTGGACCTAAACACCACGCGGGACTGCATCGTGCAAGCCAGCCTCGCTACTACAAGTTTCGGGCTGACTGCCTGGTTGGGAGGACTGTTGAAATGAAATACCCTGAAATGCCTATAGATCCGCCTGCGCCTAAAGTTGATGGGGTACTCACTTGCTGTGAATGCGAGGAAGTGATCCCCGGCGATGAATGGTACTTTGAAGTAGACGGCAAATGCTACTGCGAGCGATGCATGGAAGACCACAAGCATCTCGCGCCGTTTAGAGAGGAGTGGTACTAATTGTTTAGTCTTATCCTCGGCATTCTGCTTGGCTTTCTCCACGGCATTTTCGGCAAGCAGAACAAGTGGTGAGCGCACAAGGTTGCGGGGACAAGGAATTTCTCACAAGGTTGAGGATGAAGCTCCTTGCCCCGCACCTCGCTCAAAGTTGGGGCCAAGCTACACCACGCATTGTGCATTGCTATTAGTTAGTGTGCACCTCAAGTCACTTCTATCAGTTTTTCAAAGTTAAGAAAGATCGCATCCACCTCTATCTAAATATTGCATTTCCCATATCGAATGACATATAGCCAAACTGTTCTGTACCAGTCACTGTACTCTATCCCCTATTTTCTATTTATTTCTTTGTTTCTCATTTTTTTAATAATAAAGAAAAAAGAGAAACAGAGTATAGAAGAGATAAGGGAGAGAGGGCACTGGTCACTGGTACAAACATGCTTGTCTAACTGTCATTCGATACGAGAACATAGGTCTATATATAGAGACACAGCGACAAAATCGCCTTTGAGAAACTGATACTAATGAATTCGAGTGTACTCTAACTGATAGCATTACTAAAAGCACCGCACTACAGCCCACAATGTACAATGCGCAGAGGGCGAGCCTCAACTTCCTCAACTGTGCACTAAGAGCAGCCCGCAGGGCGCAACTTCGCAACAGCACTGAAACATAGCAAAACATTACGCTTGATTTCTTGCATTAGAGCCATTATAATATAATAAAGAGGGACATCAAGCTAACGCGCGAGTCGCTCAGAGTAACATTAAGGAGGACTACTACAATGTTAACCTATGAAGTACTGGATCAATTCCGTAAGGCCCTTGAGGCCGACCAGGCACCCAGCACCGATCCCGCGACGGGGTGTATTGACACCACACCGTATGACGAGAACCGTATGGTGTACCGTATCAGCTTTGAGGTCGACATCTACGGTCAGGTGACTATCAGCTGTCTTGTGCAGTTTGGAGTCATGGAGCAGCTCATGTCCGGTAATAAGTGGTCTATGACCTGGTCAACCAGCTGCTACGGGGGTAGCGAGAATCTGCACCTGGATATGAAGCTCGAGGAGCAGCCTGATGTTCGATACACCACGGTGCTGTCTGAACGCGACATCAAGGCTCTCTACGAGCGGATGTGCATCCCGTATCCTGAGAGCAAGAGCATCACTGAGGCATGGGAAATTCTGTATGGCAAGGGAATGGTGACGCTGTGAGTGTTTGTGATTGCCCCATCGTGGGTATTGACGGCATTGAGGACAGCAAGCAGAAGCAGCTGGTGGCCGGGTTTCTGAACAGCCTGGCCCCGGATGGTGCTTACGCAAAGTCTGGTTGGAGCCTGCTGAGCCTGTCTGACATGGCAAGAGCTGGAAACGATGTTCGGACCATCAGTGAGGTCGTTCCTTTTAGAGGCGGGCCATGCAACCGGTCAATGCGATGCTGCGGGGTGTGCACCCGAAAGTGTTACACTAGATGCGTGCAGGATTGTCTGCATAGACTGTTCATGTGGCAGAAAACGGTTGAGAATACCCCCGCAACCGAACGCGAGAAGTTATCCCTCAACATAAGACTGATAGTGAATCAGAAATTTGAGTCTCACGCTCATATGAGTTGGGTGGTAGGTGAGATTCTCAGTCAAAGTTCTAATAATAGTCTTAAGGAGTATATGAAAAATGAGTCGTTACGTCCCGAAGAAAACCCGTACAAGATCGACTACGCGCCGCAGGTCAAGGTCGATCCCCATACTGGTCGTAGGCTGTGCAACCCTAACACTGGTGAGCTTATTGTCGCTGAGTGGCCCCAAACAGGACTCTGTCCCTTCTGCTTGCCCGACGTCACTATCGACGGTCGTACCGCAAAAGTCAATCAACGAAGATTGGCAGCAGAGTACCGATGATGTACCCTATGAGGCAACCTTAGTGGCGCAGACCATCTACGGTGAGGCAAGAGGTTGCAGCCGCGAGGAGCAAATGCTGGTCGCGTGGTGCATTTGCAATAGAGCTGATGCCCGCAACCAGAGCGTTGAAGAAGTTGTGACTGCTCCTTATCAATTTATTGGCTACAATCCTAAGAACCCTGTAGAGTCTGAGCATCTGGAAGTCGCAACTGAAGTGCTGAAAGCGTGGGCACGAGGTGAGAAAGCGTTGGTGCTACCTCCATACGCAACTACTTCAGAGTATTTGTTTTTCGGTGGCGATGGTGAACACAACTGGTTTAGGGAGGAATACTGATGGACTATATTGTACTTGAGCGCACCGTGTGTCAACGTACACCTGAGGTGTATAAGCGTGAGAGCGACTATCTTGATTACGAGCAGCTGACAGTATTGCTTGAGAATTCCAGACAAAAGTGGGAGCACATCGAGCAGGTGTATCAATTTTGCGAGAGACGCCAGGCACTGACTGGTAAGCAGAAGCAGTTTAAGGTTGTGGGCATCTACCTGCAGGGTAAGCCTGGTAAGATGGACTACAAGTACATGAATGGCTTGAAGTTCTTGATACCTGTACCCGATGTGACCAAAGAGATGGTTGAGTTTATGAGAGGAGGTTGGAATTGTGATTTGTGAATGTGACCTGTGTGGTGCTGTTATTGATGAAGAGGATGCAATGCACATAGAGTTGGGCTTGGTACTTTGCCCCGACTGCTACAGAGCCATGGAGGATGACCTATGAGTGTTGAGCAGATGAGAGCTGTGCTCAAGAAGCAGTACAAAGGTGCATGGAAGTGGGTGAACAAAGTCAATAACATGCACGATGAGCAAGTGATTGCTGTCTATTACCGAATGAGCCGTGCAGGCCAGCTTAAGTAACTGATAGCAGACATATCAGTTGAAGAGATTTCAAAAATCTGAAAATATTTTGCAGAAAACACTTGATTTTTGAAGCCAAAGCCATTATAATATAGATGAAGGTTAAGGATAACTGAAATCTTAACAAACAATATTTTTAGGAGGAACATACTATGAGTAACGAAAAGAAAACTGCAGTCCAGTTCACCAACAACATCGAGAAGATTATGTCCGAGCTGGGCACTCCCTCTCTGAAGGCCTTCGCCGCGGTCTTCGAGCTGAATCCCGTCCGTTTCTACTCCGTCGCCAAGCAGCCCAAGGAGGGTGTTGTGTATAACGCCAAGGTGTTCAACTGGGACGCCATTGAGCGCTTCATCACCCGCCGCCTGGATGCTGATAAGGGTCTGGCGACTCTTGAGGACGTTGTGAAGGCTGCTCTGGTCAAGGAAGAGGAGCTGAAAGCCAACGACGGTCGCCGCTCTTCCAACCGCGGTGAGGGTTCCGGCTACGGTGAGAAAATCGAGGTCGATGGTAAGATGATCGCCAAGCGCCGCTTTGCCAACTTCGAGATGGAGAACGGCCAGCTGGTCACCCTGAAGAAGGACGCCGAGGTTTACGCCATCGTTCTGCAGACTGCTTCCCACACCGTGCTGCGCCCTGTGAACAGTGCTGACCCCACTGATTTCAAGGGCAATGATGTCAAGGTCATTTCCAACGGCATGCTGAACTTCAAGGGCACTGGCCCCAGCGCTCTGGAGGCTTCCATCAAGGAGCGTTTCTCCGGCGAGTATGCCAAGAAGATGGCCGACGAGGCTGCCAAGGCTGCTGCTGAGGCTGCTGCCAAGGTCCCTGCTGAGACCGAGCCCACCGAGGGCTAATTCCTACTACCGAGTAAGGTCGGAGCTGGTGTAATTCCAGTAAGTGACAGAGGCCCCGTTGTATAGTCTATCAAGACTGCAATTGTATTCAAGAGTATGCGAATACACTTAATGAACATGGTAGAGTGTACAGCGGGGCCTTTCTCATAGCTTAGTATGTAACACTATATTTTGAACAGGAGGTAATCAGATGGTAGTAGACAACATGGAGACCGTTGCGAAGATTCGGGAGGCTGTTGCAGTCATTCAGAAGGGCGTGTGTAAGCGCGTCGATGTGAGCGACGACATCAAGGTGTACGAGTGTAAGAATATCATTCGTATCGACATCAAGCAGCACAATGGCTGACCAAGCGTACGCGTGGTGCCCAAGCTGCAAGAAGTGGGTACCGTCGGGGTTGATGAACTATGATATCGACCCAGAAACAAAAATACTCACACGAGTGTGCACTCCCTGTCTGGAGGGAACTTCAGAACTCAACTCTTTTGTAGCAGATGCACACCATGAAGACACAGAGTGCATTTACTGCGGTAGTTACGACACTGCTGAACAAGCACCAAACTGGCTGTGGTACAAGTGCAACGCTTGTGGAGAAACATTTAGGAGGTTCTAACATGAAAGGTTATATCAAAATCGAAGCTGTACATATCATCAGCGGTGATGCTACTGATATGATTGAGTTGCTGAAGATGCTGCTGCAGTAAGGAGGACCTACAATGAAAGTCGATGTTTCTGAAATCAAAACATTCAAGGCCTGCCGTCGGCAGTGGCAGCTGAGCTCCCGCAATGAGTTCCACATGCGGCCCATTGTGACGCCCCCGCAGTTTGCACTGGGTACTATCTTTCACGAGTCTCTGGCCCAACTGTACCTGGGGGTGAGCTTGGATAAGGTCATGGAGATGGTTCGCAGAGAGATGCAGACCGATAACGATGCTGCTCTGCTGGCCATGATCCCTGGGTACTACAAGAACGTACTCCCTGGTGACCTGGATCGCTTCCGTGTGCTGGACATTGAGTGGCACTTTGAGGTACCTCCTACGACCAGCGATGGTGAGTACCTGTTTCCTCTGGAGCATGCTGTTGACAAAGCAACCGGCGAGTTCCAGTACGATGCTAATGGCGACCCCATCATGGTGCCCTCGTTGGTTGTGTGCGGCTCCATTGACATGATTGTTGCGGATGATGCACTCAACCTGATTTACGGCTTTGAGCACAAGACCTGTAAGAGCTTTCGTGACGAGTCTTACTTGTGGATGGATGAGCAGCCTCGTGTGTACACCTGGGCACTGAAAACCTACATTCAGAACTATAACGAAAAGCATGGTACCAACTACGGCTTGGGCGGTGTGTACCTCAACGAGGTCAAGAAGCTACTGCGTCAGTTCCAGTATCAGCGTACGCTGTGCACTTACAGCGATGAGGACCTGGACAACTTCATGCAGGCATTCTTTACTGACTGTACTGCATGCAAGCATGCTGTGGACAACAACAGCTATGCAGCTCCCAAGCCCAGCTACTTCAACTGCAATATGTGCAGTTTCAAGACTATCTGCACGACTTACATGTACGCTAACCTGGACAAGCAGGTTGTGCTTGACGAATTCAAAGAGGAGTTCGTTGAGCGTACTGAGGACCATCTCGAAGAAAAAGCAGAAAGGAGCACAGAGGAGTAATGACACTTGTACCTATCGACCCTAGGGCCATTCCGATGCGTAATGCACGGCATGCATACTGCAAAGCTATCAACATCGTCGAGGCGTTTATGAAGTCCGAACATGAAGCTGTTGAACTGCAGTCCGAGAAACATGAATATGCAAGTGCAGCATCTATTCAGGCCACATACCGCAAGGCGATCCAGAGAACCAAGGCTAACTGTTTCGTAATTACCCGTCAAGGTAAAGCTTACTTAATTAAAGGAGGAGTATTAAATGACTAACATTGTTTTTCCGAAGACCGATTTAGTGAAGTGTGTCTTCAGTTTCCGTACTAGTAGCACGGCGCACATCCAGGTCGATAGGTGGGACGAGTACGACCATCACAAGGATGTGCGTTCCCTGAAGCCCTATACTTATCGCGTGCCTGAGCACCTGCGTGGTCAGTTGGCTTGCGGCGATGCAGTCCTGGTCCACTGCCAGACTGGCTATCAGATTTGTGAGGTCGTTGATCTGAATGCTCTGAGCGGCTTTGAGACTAAGTACTTTGCGCCTGTGGTGTGCAAGGTTGATCTGAGTACCTACATCGCTGAGGTGAAGCGTGCTAAGCAGCTGAAGGCTATGAAGACTCAGATTGACCGGGAGAAGAAGCGTCTCGAGTCTATGGTGACCTATGAGCTTATTGCTGAGAAGAACCCCGAGTTCAAGGCCATGCTGGAAGCGTTTAAGGAGATGGGTGGCGAGTTCTGATTCGCCCTCAACTTAATCAGTTGCAAAATTAAGTAGCACTATAAAAATAACTGAAAAATTTTGTATCAGTGCACTTGATTTTCCCTGGAAAAGGGTGTATAATATAAATGAAGATAGGAGGTGAGTACATGAGAGTTATCGATTTGAACGCGCCTGATACCAACCCTGTATTTGCACTGGTGTACGGTGCAAGTGGTACCGGTAAGACCCATTTGATGGGTACGCTGGGCGAGCTTGGCGAAGTCCTTATCATCGACATTGACCAAGGTATCAAGACTCTGCGTAACGCACCTGACCTGCTTAAGGCCAAGTACAACGACCACATCACTGTGGTGAGCTTTGACCAGTTTAAGGACCTCGATGAAGCGTACAAGCTGGTGCATGCTAACGACCCTAAGCTGTGGTCCAAGAAGTTCGGTGTAACCATTGACAAGCCGTTCGATTGGGTTGCTTGGGACACCTGGTCTGAAATTCAGTGGTACATGCTGGAGGAGCTCCGCAGTAAGGACTCTGAGATGAAGGGCGTGGGTCTGAACTTCAGAAAGAACATCCAGATTCAGCATTGGGGTATGATGACCGACTTGAACAAGCTGGCTGTGCAGCAGCTGCGTTCTTGTAAAGTCAACCAGGTGTTCACGATGCAGGAGAAGCTGGACAAGGACGAGCTGTCCGGTGCCATCTATGGTGGGCCTGCTATCCACGGCAAGATGGTTCAGGAGATGCCCACTTATTTCGACATCGTGGTGCATACCTACACCGATCTGTCCGGTGGCTATTGCGCTACCAATAAGGCGAAGGGCAAGTGGCCTGGCAAGACCAGACTCGGTGTTGGCCAGGAGTTCAAGAACCCGACTGCTAAGCAGTTGTTCACTAAGTAAGTTAGAGGTGCCTGCTGTGCTCCGCAGGGCAGGGTAAATGGCTTTGCGACCTATAGAAAAGTCGGACTACGCGACGTGGGGACTACCAGCCTCTACTGCCACCTTCGGGTGGTAGGTTGAAGACGAGCACGACGATTACCTGACCCTGCGGCGTCTCAGGGTGATTACAGTTCGTGAGGCGCATTTATCGTCTTCAACCTACTGTCCGATGGACAGTGAAAATTACATAGCCGGTACCAGAGAACCCGGCAGAAAGGAGCTCGTTATGAGCACAAACAAAACTGGCCTTGGTGCCAAATTTTGTACGAAAGGAGGTGCTGAGTGGCGAAGTTTCAAGATTCTGATGCGGAGTGTTCCGTGTCCCGTGGTTGCGTTGTTTTGCGTGTCAGTGGTTCTTATGAATCTTCTGGCAAACAAAGAGGTAACGACAGGATGGAGCTGGCTGGTGCTTGACGGCGGATTTATGGTATCCTGGTTGAGCTTCCTGGTGATGGATATGGTGACTAAGCGCTTTGGCGCTAAGGCATCCATTCAGGTGTCCGCCTTTGCGGCAGCGTGCAACCTACTGGTGGCAGGTATTATGATCGTAGTCACCAGAGTGCCTGGCAATTGGGGCGCGTTTTATGACTACGGTCTGCAGGAAGTGAACGAAGCTCTGAACAGCACATTCGGAGGTACCTGGTATGTGTTGATGGGGAGCACCGTAGCATTTCTTACATCATCGGTGGTGAACGCTCTAATCAATGCAGCTATTGGCAGAGCATCAACTACCGACGGGTTTGCGAGCTTCGCATTGCGGTCTTACGTATCAACTATGATTGCGCAGTTTGTTGACAACTGTGTGTTTGCGCTCATGGTGAGCCACGTGTTTTTCGGCTGGTCCATGACGCAGGTAGTTGTGTGCTCCCTTACGGGATGTATTATTGAGCTGCTGTGCGAGGTAGTATTCAGCCCTATTGGTTACAAAGTAGCTAAGCAGTGGGAAGCAGAACATGTGGGTAAAGAGTATCTGGAGGCGACAAAATGAGAGTAGTAGTTACTGGAGCAGCCCAGGGTATTGGCCGGGCTATCGCAAATGAGTTTTTGGTGCATGGTCATGAGGTATTCGGCATTGATCTGCAGGACGGAACGATAGAGCATCGTGATTACAAGCACTACATTGCTGATGTGTCTGATGAGGATCAACTTCCGTACATCCCATACGTGGATATTCTGATCAATAATGCCGGTAGCTGGGACCAGGATGTGGATAACATCAAGAACAATCTGGAGTCCGCTATCCTGTGCACCGAGAAATACGCACTGCGTCCCGGCATCAAGTCTGTCGTCAACATTGTCTCGGTGAGCGCTCATAATGGTGCGGAATTCCCGAGATACGCAGCATCTAAAGGCGGACTGCTTACCTACACTAAGTGGACTGCACAGGAGATTGCCAAGTACGGAGCGGTGTGCAACAGCGTATCTCCCGGTGGTGTGATCACGCCATCCAACAATCACATCATCCAAAGTGAGGAGCTCTATAAGAGAGCGTGCGACGAGACTCTTCTTGGCAAGTGGGCTACTCCTGAAGAGATCGCAGAGTGGGTCTATTTCATGGCAGCTGTGAACCGAAGTGCAACAGCACAGGATGTTGTCATCGACAACGGAGAGATGGCTAAGTTTAACTTCGTCTGGTAATATCAAAACTCTAAAGGGAGTCACTAATGGAGTATAAATAAGTAGGGTAACCGTGCAAACCGGGGATATGCATCTGTGGTGAAACAGGTAAACACGTCGGATTTAGGTTCCGATGCCGAGAGGCTTAGGAGTTCAAGTCCCCTCAGGTGCACCAAATATAGAGCTGTAGCCAAGTGGCAAGGCATGGGATTTTGGTCCCCATAATCGTTGGTTCGAGTCCAACCAGCTCTGCCAGCTCGAAAGAGCTATATTTTAAGTCCACCCGAGACGTTAATCGGTACAGGATGGGAACGATAATACCCTACCCTGGGAAGGAAGCTTATGCTGAATCTCGATTTTAGTTCTGTCCCCTCTCGCGAGCCCCTGGAAGAAGGCGTCTACCACCTGCGTATCGCTAAGGTTGAAGAGACCACCAGCTCTACCGGTAACCCCATGCTGAAGGTTGAGTACGATGTCATGGACGTCGACGGCAGCCGTAAGCTGTGGGACAACTACGTCCTCATCGACAAGTGCCTGTGGAAGATCAAGGAGCTGTTTGACGCCATCGGTGTGGACACCAGCGAGCTGGTCGAGATGGATGTCACCGAGCTGGTCGGCATGGAAGTCAACGGCAAGGTCATTCAGGAGACCTACAACGGCGACATCGTCAACCGCATCAAGAAGGTCATGCCTGTCTAAGACCTTCAGACTCAGCACTACATTGGGGGCGGCGGAAAGGCACCGCCGCCTCTAATTTATCTGGAGGAGGGTTATTTTGGCACTCATTTACGACGAGTTTATAGCGTTCGCTTCATCGTCTGGCGATCAGCTATATGCGTGCTGCCCCTTCCACCCTGAAAAGACTCCATCGTTTACCGTGAACACGGAAACACGAGAGTGGTACTGCCACGGTTGCGGTAGGGGTGGAGCAGAAAAAGAGTTCCTGGCAGAGTACTTTGGAGTAGAGCCTAAGATTGGCAAGTTCGCTTTTGAGTACTGGGAAAAGAAAGGAACGTTCCCGTTCCCAACAGACGAAGCAGTTGAAAGGTACCACGAACGACTGCTTAAGAGCCCCAAAGACCTCGCTATCTTGGAGAGCTTCGGGTTCACAATGGATGTCATCAATCAGCTGAAAATCGGTCTCGACGACTTTAGAATCGTTTTTCCGATTAAGTCACAGCGAGGCTACTGGGTCAACCTTAGACGGTATTTGCCTCCACAGCGTCGACTTGCTGACTCTAAAGAACCTAAGTGTCTGAATCTTCGCAACCTTGGCCAAAGACGATACTATCCCTACGAAGCTTTTGACGAGCAGGAGATTGTGGTTGTTGAAGGTGAGAAGGACTGCGTAGCAGCTCGGTCTCAGGGCATCAATGCTGTAACGGGCACGGGTGGAAGTGCTATTCCTGTAGACGAGGTAGGCCTGTTTAAGGGCAAAGACGTGGTGTTGATGCTGGACTCTGATACGGTAGGCCAGCGTTCCGTAAATACCTATCTTCAACTGTTGAAGAATCTTGCAACATCAATCCGTATCATTAAGTTGCCTCAAAAGGACTTTGTGGATTACTACAATGCCTGCAAGGTCACTGGAGAGCCTGCTGACATTTGGCAGTTTGCAGTTGAGTACACCGAGTACGAGAAGTCTAAAATGTCGAGCGAGGTTCAGGAAGTGTCTCTGGTGCGCAGTGAGTTCACCGAGCAGTTGAACACCTGGGTCAAGTTAAACGGCATGAGCGTAGTCGGTGTTGAGCCTAAAATCTACACAGTGCCTATGAAGCTGAAATGTGTGTGTCGCAACAGCAAGTGCAACAAGCCTTGCCCGTTGGCCTTCTCAACCACCAACCCTGAGCTTGCTCAGGAGGTCGAAGTAGACCCCAGACAGATTTTGCGCTTTATGGACTCTGCAGATTCTGCTCAGGACAACTATCTGAGACAGGTGTTTGGTTGCAAGTCTGTTAGCGCTGAGCCCACTGATTTCATTAACTGTCAAAAGCTTATCTTCCAGGAAGGTGCAAGCTTTATCGACGGCTTAGAGGAAGCGTCTTTCGAGAATCGCTATGGTGTGTATATGTACACCGACTATCGACTTTCCGCAACCCTTAAGTACGACTTTGAAGCTTGTAGAGTCACTAATCCGAGTACGCAACAGAACTACTACGTCATTAGAGATGCAGAGTGCGTGAATGTTGCGAAGCCTACTCTGGATGGTGATATGCTGAAGCACTTCAAGGAAATGGGTGATAAGTCTACTACCGCTCAGGAGCTGGTTGAAGGCTATTACGAAGAGTGGATGCCTGAGTTGGCCATTGAGGGCAGACCTGACTTGTTTGGAGCTATTCTTCTTACATACTGCTCTGTAACTGAAATACCCTGGCAGGGCGGTATCATTAAGGGCTGGTTGGACACAATGTGTATCGGTGATACGCGTACTGGTAAGAGCCAGATGGCCCAGCGTTTTGTGAAAGCAGTTGGTATGGGCGGTTACATCAATGGTGAAAATGCTCGTCGCACTGGTGTTATCGGTGGTGTTCAACGTTTTGGCGACAGCTGGGTTGTTACCTGGGGCGCTATTCCGATGAACGATAGAGGACTGTTAATGATTGATGAGGCCTCCGGTCTGGAGGTTGATGACATCAAAGACCTTTCGTCAACCCGGTCCAGTGGTGCTGTTACTCTTAACAAAATTGTTAAGGGCGAGGCAAGAGCTCGTACTCGTCTGCTGTGGTTCAGCAACCCTCGTAGCGGTCGCAACCTGTCTGATTTCTACTGGAAGGGCTTTGGTGCTTTTCAGGAGTTCATTCCCGTTATGGAGGACCAGGCTCGTTTCGATTTGGTACTGTCTGCAGCTCGGGAAGACATTGATGTACTCAACGGCATTGATGTTGAGAGCCATCTAAACTTAGGCCCCTGGCGAGCTTTGTTTAGTCTGGCTTGGGGTATTCGGGCAGATGACATTAGAATGACCAAAGATGTCAAGCTCAAAGTGAGAGCTGTTGCGAAAGAGCTTAACGATGAGCTGGGTGGTGGTCCGTTGGTAGTAGGTGTTGCAGTGCACGAGAAGATACTGAGACTGTCTTGTGCGTTTGCTGTAGCTTGTGGCGCATACGATACTACGAGAGGCGTTCTGGAAGTTGAGGAAAAGCATGTAGTGTTTGCTAAAGAGTTTCTCGAGTGGACGCTGAACAAGACATCGTTGGGCTATGGAGACTACATTAGAGAGTTCAAACGAGCTCAGGCTAAGAGAGCAGATAACATGAACTTTGTCAGGACGCTGATTGCAGTGCATCCTGCCATCAAGGCGTTGTTGACAGCGACGAGTTTCAAGGGTTACCAGTTTCAGGAAATCTTGGGTATCGACAAGAACGACAGCTCTAAGATTATGTCGGACCTCATTACGAGAGGCCTGCTGAGACCCGGTTCTGGTGCAAGCTATGTTCCGGATAAGTTGTTGATGGAAATTGCTAAACAGATGGAGGTGTAAAAATGGATATTAAAGTTGTTGAGAAGTGGCTGGACAAGTATCCTAAACTGGAGAACTTCATGGACGCCGGTACGATTAGTCTGAAGATGGCTAGAGAAATTCTTGATGTAGACCGGTACTTCATGTACGACATGTTTAAGGAGTTCATTACTGCGGGTGCTGTAACTGCGAGCGGTACTAACTCTTGGAGAGCTACGAAAGAGCTCAAGGAGTATTTGAAAGATAGAAGGGAGCAGTCTAAAAATGGACACGAATGAATTGGAAGCTTATATCAAGAAGTCTATCAAGAACTCTCCGAAGCTGAACCAGCTTTCCGAAGAGCGGGTGCTCTGCTTTGCGGTGACTGGTCTGAACGAAGAGGCCGGCGAGGTGGCAGGTCTGCTGTGTCGTGAGGTGTACAAGAAGGCCGATATGCCTGAGTACAAGTGGCTGGAGGAGCTCGGCGATGTGCTGTGGTATCTGATAGCCGCAACCATCTCCAAGGGCATGACTCTGGAGGAGCTGTGGCAGTACAATGTTGAAAAGTTGGAGGGTCGTTATGGCGAACTGCGATAAGAAAGTGGATGTGGTCAACCATCCCGCGCACTACAACAGCGGTAAAATCGAAGTCATTGCTATCATTGAAGACCAGCTGACTCTGGAGGAGTTCAGAGGTTACATTAAGGGCAATGTTCTCAAGTACATCACCCGTGAGCGTCATAAAAACGGTCTGGAAGACCTGAAGAAGGCCCGTTGGTATCTGGACCGCCTGATTAAGAGACTCGAGAAGGAGGAAGCACAGAAATGATTAAGACTTATCATGAAGCTCCGAAGAGCATCTTCAAGAAGGTCCAGCAGATGACTGATGGCGATTACGCTCTGGTCAACCTGTTCGACGACGAGGCGTACGTTCAGCAGTTTGACCCGAAGCAGAGAGATACCATCCTGGACAATGGTGTTTTCGAACTGGGGACTGCTTTCGACTCCGATGTCTTCGCTGGGTGGGTTGAGAAGTTCCAGCCTACCTGGTATATCGTTCCCGATGTGCTGGAGGATGGCGAGGCCACCGTTGCTCGGTTTATGGAGTTCATTAGCAAGTACCGTGGCCTGCCTGGCAAAATTATCGGTGTTGCACAGGGCAAGGACTACAACGATTATGTCAAGTGCTACAAGGCCATTGAGCCTTACTGCGATAAAATCGGGATGAGTTTTGATTGCTCCTGGTACCGAGAGGGTATCAAGAGCGACAACCCTTGGGTTCAGCTGACCTGCGGCCGTGTTCGCAACCTTATCCGAATGGATGATGATCATATTATCAATAGATACAAGCCTCACCACCTGCTGGGCGTTGCGCTGCCTCAGGAGATGGCGTGTTATCAGCTGTTCCAGAAGGAGGACACTTTTAGATGGATTGACTCGGTAGACACCAGCAATCCTGTGGTGCATGGTTTGAAGGGCATTGCATACAGCAGTGATGGGTTGTTGAGCAAAGAGTCCCAGAAGCTCTACACTATGATTAACGCGGAGGTCAGCCCCACGCAGATGCACATTATCGAGTGCAACATTGAGCAGTTCAGGAGGTTCTGCAATGGTTAAGTGGTATAGCCTGTTCTCACACACAGGTAAGGAGACTGAAAATCTGTGGCGACGACTATATAGGCAGTTGCATCTTGAAACTGCTATTACTAACAACAACGACTACAACGGGCCTCTGCCCTGCATTAAGATGACTTCGGCCAAGGACATTAACGAGTGGTTGATGGAGCCTGGCAACGTCGAGCCTGGCAGCATGGTTACTCTAAATGGGTACATGCGTATTATTCCTGAGGAAGTCATCAACTATCTGCATAGTATCGGATGCAGACTGCTGAACATTCATCCGGCACCTATTCAACTGTATCCTGATTTGAGGGGCATGGATCCGCAGGAGCGGTTGTACGAGGGCATTCAGAGTGGTAAGTATCAGTACATCGGTGCTGTCATTCACAATGTGGATGCAGGAGTTGACACTGGGTCTATTGTCAACTGGTCGACGGAGTTTGCTGACCCTAACATGTCAAAAGATGAGTTGTACCAGCGTTTACACGACATTGGTACGAAGTTGTGGCTGGAAGTCTTCAAGGAGGTAGCAAATGGATAAAGTTGTAAAAGCGATTGCTCCGAATATGCCTGAGGACAGATACGTTAAAGGTACTCGTGATGTCATGACTTGGTATAAGATTGTTAAGTCTACCAAGACATTGTTGGTACCTCCTATGAATGTACTGAAGGCCAACATGAGAGAGTTGGAACGGTTCTCTGAAGCTGTACAGGCTTTTGCAGTAGCTGACCTCGATGGTTCCGAGTATCGTTGGGGCGACGAAGACCTGGTGTTGTCTGAGGTGACTGGCGCTGCTCCGTATGATCTGTGTGCGGCGTTGAGGAACCTGCCTGACTTGGCTCGGCAGTTCGATGGCTGGATTGCTTGTGATATTGAGACCCGTAGAGTTGAATGGGAGGACAATACGCTGCTTTCCATTGGTTTTGCATACGGGCCCAGTCATTGCTTAGCGGTGTATGACATTCCTATTCCTGGTGCAAAGCACAGCGATTGCTGTGATGTTGAAGAGTGGGGCCTTCGTATCTGGAATTGCCTGGAGAGAGTCTTTGCTGAGCCTGACATCAAGTATATCTGGCACAACGGCAAGTTCGACTGTGGTCGTCTCAAGTATCTGTGCAACATCGACGCTCATGTTGATGAGGATACTATGCTGCAGCACTTTGCTTGCATCAACGAAAAGCAGGGCACTCACGGCTTGAAGGACCTCGGTCAACTTTATCTGCAGGCTCCTGCATGGGACGATGAGCTGGATAGCATTAAGCGTGACTGGTGCAAGCAGCGCAAGGTTCCGTTGAAGGAATTTATGTACGACTACATTCCGACGAAGACATTGATTCCCTACATGCAGCGTGACTGCATTGCAACTTATCGTTTGCATGCTCTGTTCAACAGGTTAGCCAGACCTGGTTCCGAGTTTATCTACAAGCAGCTGTGCAGAGCATCTACTGCGTATGGAGCAATTGAGCTCGCTGGTCAGCAGATTGATGTTGACTACCTCGAAGAACTCGAAGCAGAGCTGGATAAGTTGGTTGTGCAGTCGCAGAAGAGATTGGACAGAGTATCCGGTAAGTACTGGAACCCGTTGCTTTATGCTGCAGCTACAGGAGCACGAGTAAAGCCTGATACGGCTTTCAGCCCTAAGTCTCCGAAGCAGCTGAAGTGGATGCTCGGCGAAGTTATGGGTCATCCGGTCCCCGCAACTGATGCAACTACAATGCAGACGTTGATGGATGAACTTGACACCATGGGTGAGGCGGCCGATCCCGATGCAAAGGAATTTATGGAGTCAATCTTGGATGTCAGAAAGTACAGCAAGTATCTCGAAACATATGTTCTGGGTATCCGGGACGTGTTGTGTCGCGATAACCGGGTTCGGTGTACCTTTAACCTTCACGGCACTGAGACAGGCAGACTTAGTTCCAGCAACCCTAACATGCAGAACATACCCCGCAATAAGATGATTAAGAACCTCATCGTATCGTCTCCTGGAACCTGCTTCCTGCAGCTGGACTACAGCCAGGCAGAATTGCGAGTGCTGGCTATGCTCTCCGGTGACCCAGCACTTATCAACATCTATGTCAGCGGCAGAGATCTGCACGATGCAGTATGTGATATGATGTTCGGCGAGGGCTCTCATAAGGATAAAGAGCTGCGCAACTTAGCTAAGACCATCAACTTTGGCATTGCCTACGGTCGTGGTGCTGGTTCCATCGCAACCAAGTTTAAGAAGTCCATGAGAGAAGCTCAGGACATCATTGACAAGTGGTTCGCACCTATGCCCAAGGTAAAAGAGTTTATCAACAATCGCCGTCGGATGGCAACGAGAGGCGAGCCGTGCGTCACCATTTTTGGTAGGGAGCGACACTTCGTCATTACGGATGCTGAGCTGAATCATATTCAGAACGAGTATATCAACACACCTATACAAGGTACTGCGTCTGACTTTACAATGCTGTCTCTGTTGAGCATCTACGACTATCTCGAGGAGAATTGGGCAGGCAAAGCTCGCATTGTCTCCACGGTGCACGATTCCATCATTCTGGAGGTTGAGGATAATCCTGAGTACCTGAAAGAGATTGGTAAGGTCTGTGTCGACATTATGGCTAAGACCCCTCTGCACTATGTGCCTGACTGCCCCGTGCCGTTTGTTGCAGATGCTGAGATTGGGCACAAGTGGGGCGAGATGTACAAACTGGATATGGAAACCGGCTTGGCTAAGCCGAAAGATTAAGGAGGCAACACGATGAAGATCTCATGTGAGAGTAAATACATTAAAGTGCTGCCTCAAGATGACCCCATCAATACCGACTTACTGTTAGGTTGGAGACAACGTAAAGGAGACCCGTGGATTGTTGCGGAGAATAATATCGTAAACCGCATAGTGCTCGGGCTTCCTATCAACCTTAGCAAGGAGCACAGGCCCCAGCAATACGCTGAGGGCCTGCTGCCCTATCAGGTTGCAGATGTCGACAAGATGATGGGTATGCAGCACTTTCTAAATGCTAACCCTATGGGTCTTGGTAAGACCCCTGAAACAATTCGATACCTAAAGGAGCAAGGTGCTCGTACTGTTCTAATTGTTACGCCTAAAATTATTAGGCAGCAATGGCAGTATCAACTCCAAGTGTGGGGCGGCTTTGACTCGGAAATTTACGAGCAGCAGAAAGTTATTCCTGAGGGCATCTGGATTGTCAATTACGACAAGCTTCGCAACGAGAAGACTAGACTCAAGTTTAGACGCTTCCAGTGGGAGTACCTGATACTGGACGAGGCCCACAAGATTAAAAATCGTGCCAGCATGCAGACCAAAGCAGTCAAAGAGCTTCCTGCGGCCCATCGCATTGCGCTGACAGGTACTCCCATCCTGCGGTATGTTGATGACTTGTGGAGCATCTTACACTTCCTGGATGAGTCGTACTCCGGTATCAGCTACTGGGCATTCAGAGACTACTTTTGCGAGATGCAGCACACTCCATGGGGCGCCAACATCACAGGGCTTACCCGCAACCCGGCCAAGGTGGCCATCTTGCAGCAGTTGATGGACTTCGTGTCTATCCGCAACAATGCTGTAGAGGTTGCGCATGGTAAGACCTCTGAGGTAGTACGTCTGCCGATGTCCAAAAAGCAGCGTGAGCTATATCGCAAGGAGAAGGACTTGCTGCTGGACCAGCTCCCCGAGAACCTAACTATTGCAAATGGTGCTGTACTGACGATGCGGTTGATGCAGACCACATCATGGCCTGGTCTGTACATTGAGAACGAGCCTGGCCCGAAGTTTGAGTGGATACTTGAGACCTGTAGCAACAACCCAAAAGAGAAGTTCGTAGTGTTCTCTGTCTTTGAAAAGACTATATCTGCTCTGGTTGTCTACCTTAACAGCAATGGTGTAAGCGCTGTCTCTATTACGGGTAAGAACAAAGCAGACGAAAACGAGATGCACAAACGGTTATTTGTTGACAAGAATGTTCAAGTACTTGCAGGCACTATTGGTGCGATGGGGCAGGGCTACGATGAGCTGCAGAAAGTATGTAGGTTGATGATTGTCATTGACCGAGACTGGTCCCCTGAGATTATGAGTCAAGCGGAGGACCGACTGCATCGCATGGGCCAGGACAATCCCGTCAACATCTACTACCTGGAGTGCCAGGGCAGCTTTGACCAGCATGTAGGCCGCATCAACCGCAACAAAGCTGCAGATATAAGGGAGGCTCTAAACGATGAAATCAGTACTTGTGTTTGACCCCGGTGACCACACTGGTTGGTGCTTCAGGGATACCTCTGGCAGAGTGGTTGGTGGTACCTGTGGTAAGCACCATATGGAGGTTGCGGAACGCATCCAAATACTGCGACCTGACATAGTGGTGTTTGAGAGGTTCAATCTCTATCCTCAAATGGCAAAGTCGCTGGCCTGGAACAGCTTCTATCCCTGCGAGGTGATTGGTGTAATTCGGTACTTGTGTGACCGGTATAGCATCCCTATTGTTGAGCAGGCTCCGAGTGTAAAGAAATACTTTGGAGGCTTCCAGCAGGACTGGGACCAGTTGAAGGCACTCAGCCAGGACGTGACTGAGCACACTAAGGACGCGTACCAACATCTCAAGTACTTTGAACGTAATGGTGAAAAGAAGTTCAAGACATAAGAAAAGACCCCGACCTGTTGGCCGGGGTCTTCCTTTAATCGCACTCAAAGTATCGCTCAATTTTGAAGGGCTTTGCGTCTACATCTTCGATGAAGTCGCGCGCCAGACTGAAGTAGAACTCTACATCACTCTGAAGGCCGAAAGTCTGAGCTGTTCTTTGGTAGTCGTTGTACACCATGTTCATGACAAGGTAGTAATCGGTGAGTTTGTCAGTTATGCCCTTGGTTGCGAGGTACTCTTTAACTTGTTTGTAGGACCAGTGCTGGCCTGCAGGGCGCATAGCCTTAACACAGTTCTCAGCTTCAGGCAGAGTAATCTTGTACGCAACTTGCTGCATTTTGTCTGCAACGGCCTGCTGAGTGCGCATGTCAGACATGTCGTACCACCATAGCATGACATTCATCAACTCGTCGTCGCCAGCTTTGTCATGTACCTTAGTGATGAGATGCTTCATGTCCATAGAAGCACCTCCTTAGGTTGCGGGCAGGGTGATGCTGCTTGCAGTAGCTTGGCTCTTACCTTCAACACAGGCGCACAGCTTGAAGTGCGTGGGGTTGGTGCCCCAGACACCGGGAATGGTTACGCCGCGACGAATCTGGTCACTGTACAGGGTGTTGCCCAGGAGGTCGTACAGAGGAACGGTTGCGCCGTTGATTTCAAAATACACGGGCAGCACACTAGTGCTTGCAGGAATGCTGGCAGCAATACAGAAACACGCACGCTCACCGTTGCGCACCGTAATAGAGCTCTTGGGGATTACAAGATTAAGGGTAGCGCCGGGAGTGTTGATAGTACTAATTTTATAGCATGCCATAATCGTATTCTCCTTGTCGGTTTGAATAGAGTTGGGGTGGTAGATTGCTCTACCACCCCGTAAGTATTAGGCGCAGCCGCAGCTGTTGCCGCAACCAAAGCTGTTAGAGGCTTGGTAGGGGGAGCAGGTGATGTACGCGGGACGAGCGCAGGGACGCAGCTCGTTGATGAGAGTGGCGTTCTGAGCCTGCTGAGACAGCTGGAAGTTAGCGGTCATCAGGTCACGGTCTCTGTCGGCCAGCTTATCGCGCAGGGCCTGCATGGTGTTGGCGTTAATCAGAGCACGGGTCTGCTCACCCTCGGCGTGGATGGCCGTGGTGATGTCACAGGTGTTTTTGGACGCCTCGTAACGCACACTGTCGATGTTGCGATTGGTCTCGCAGCAGTGCTGCTGCGAGGCAAAGCGGTTCTCAGCAATGCCGGAGTTGATAGTGCTGAAGCCAGTGCACAGGTCACGCTGGACTCCATTGAAGCCGTTCAGCATACCGGTGTTCTGGGCGTAGAAGCCGTCACACAGGCCGTTGGTGATGCCGTCCAGCTTGCGCAACACACTCTGGTTGTTGAAACCATCGGTCATTTCGGCGCGAGTCAGCGCGCCCTGGTCGCGGTTCCCAAACACGTTACCGTTGCCGAACATGAACAGGAACAGCACAACAATCCAGAACCAGGAGCCGTTACCGCCCCAACCATCATCTTCATGGTCGGTAGCAGCTCTGATGTCGGAGAGAGAATAGTTTTCCATACCCATAGATAACTCTCCTTTTCGAAATATTATTAAGTGGTGGCCACCTACTTAATCAAACCTTGAATCTGTCTAGCCATCTGCATAGCTTGCTGAAGTTGCGGATTGGTAATCTGGCCCCTCTGCAACATCTGCATGACAGCCTGCTTCGGGTTGCCCGTGTAGTTACGTTTGAACTCGCACAGCTGCTGCAGCATCTGTGGGTTGATGCTGCCGTTGTCTACACCTGCAGGGGCGTTGTTCTGTCCCAGGATACTGTTAGCCATTCTTAGACACCCCCAGTTCCTTAATTAGCATATCGAGCTTCCCGTTGAGGGAGTCGAACTGCTCTCGGGTTACGAAGTTCTCTGCGGTGAGAGGCTTTTCGTTTTCAATCTGCTTGAAGCCGTAAGTGCTGATAGTGTACTTACCCATTCCATCAACCGACTTCACGTAGAAGACATCTCGGTTGTTGTCCATCAACAGTTCGGAAGAGTTGAACATGACAGGATAGTTTTTAGCTTCCTCGAAGCCGCTAACAGAAATAATCATGGGCTATCCCTCCTTACATGCTCATTATAATATATTTGGCTCAATTTATCTATAATTAGTGTATAATAATTATACTTTGATTATGCATAAAAAGAAGCAGCGTCTTGCGACGCTGCTTCTCAATCTTACATTAGTCGTTTCTTGTATGCGGACTTAATATTGCGTGCTGTCCATTCGTCGGAGGCCCCAACAATAGACATATACTCTTTAGCGGAGAGCTTACGCGTACCTTGCTTGCAGAATAGTTGAATACAAATTTCAGTCTCTGCAGGAGTAAACTTCCGCGCTTCACAGCGAGTACGCATCTCAAGTTCGGTAGGGTTGTCGATATCAAACGAGGTCTGTGACTCGTAGTATTGTTTGTACTTCTTAAACTTCGGAATGTAGCTTGAGCTGTACGCGACTGCTACTGCAATAAGCGGACCTGCAGCCAGCGACCAACTCAAACCAGGTACTAGTCGAAGAATGCATGTAAATACGAGAATTGACACAGCCAGACATTTTACCAAGCTATTGCAGTGATAAGGCTCTTCTGTGAGCTGGCGAGCTCCCAGGAAAGCTAACAGAGCCATAAAGGCAGCCCACTCTTTGTGGAGTACGCAACTTACCAGAGCTATGCCGAGCAAGGTCAGCGCAGTCATAGCTGCTTGGTAAGTGCGTACGATGAGGCCTAGCTGTCTCTTAGTGACAGACAGCACTATTTAGACCTCCTCCCCTTCTTCGCCCTTCATTTTGAAGAGTCCGCATTTGCAGATGTCCTGCTTCGCAGCATCTTCATTGCCGAACAGGAACGTACAGCCCGGAGGGTCCCAGCCACCAAAGAAGCTAAACATAACCTTTCCTCCTTTCTGTAGTATTTAGAGTACAAGTATGCCAAAATAGGTAGAGCCTTGTAGTCTATGCTACTTAAAATCTGTATGGTGTAGTTTCTATAGTTTGCGAGGTCAAATGTAAATCTGCCTAACTGTGTAAGTACACCATACAGCGTGTACAACACAACCAAGATCACAGCTTCTTGAGTTGCGGCTTTAGGGTCGCTAGTCCAGAACACGATACATACCAGATAAGCTACAGAGCACAGGTAGATATTATCCATGGGGCTGGTTACGAAGCCTGACAGTAGCGTGGTAGCAGCAGCTACAATGAGTACCTTCATAGAACGACCTCTGGTTACCAAAAGCAGTCCAAATGCTAGTTCGAGCATATACAGACCAGCTTTGACTGCTTTCTGCATTGCTATAGGCATCTCAGGGACACTATCAAGTACAGCTACCATGGACTCGTTGCCGAAGAACCTCAGGATGTTAGCGAAAATGATAATCGCCCACAACACCCAGATGCTGTACAGTAGCACCTTCTTCATAGGCTTATTCCTTCAACTTCTTGAAGGCTTTGAAGGCTTCCTGAAGTTTGTCGAAGCCAAACATTGCGGCGTACGCTACAAAAATACCTACGATGAATGCGGCCACAACCCAGTACCACACGATAGTGAGGCCTGCGTAGCTAGTATACGCGAAGAATGCTACCATGGTCAACACCATCGCAACAATAGTTGCGAGGATGTTAGTGGGCAGCTTGTCCCAAGTCAGCTTCTTGACGACCTCGACGATAATGTTGGTCACAGTGACCAGAGCACCGATAATGAGAATCAAAGTTTCCATATTGCCCTCCTTGTGTTGCGAGGCTGGCAGTACTGCACTACGCAGCCCCGTAGTTACTACTACTACTACTACTACTCGGATTATGCCTCAGCAGTACCGCCGTACTCCACGGGGACCAGCTCAGGCAGCCCGGAGTCCAAAAGGACCTCCGCAACGCCCTGTTTCAGAGCTTTGGGGACCTCCCTAAAAGCCGTTTTACCCAGGATGACCCTCTGTGCAAAGAACATTGCCATCACTTGCGCACCTCCTAACGTTATTATAGACTTTATGAGAAGACGTTGAAACAGACGTCCAGTCATACCCCACCGTAGACTATTGTAGCCATCTCAGCTATACAGTCTTCCAGAAAATCGGTTCTGTCAGACTGAGCAGTGACTTGAGCTGCTGTAATCTTAGCTTGAGCTTCCAGTTGAGCTTGCTGCTGAGGGTCGAACTGTCTGGACTGCAACTCTTGGGCTTTAGCTTGTTCAAGCATGCCCGCGTAGTTAGATTCTACGTCTTCAACAATTCGTTCACTGTAGGGCATCTCTAGACAGTATTCATCGTACTGCCATAGGTTAGGCTCTATTTCCCGCACATTCTGTCTAAATCGAATTATGCAGTACCCAGGCTTTTTAGGTCGAGGTTCAACAATAAAAGCTGCCTCAGGCATAGCACTTCCTTTTACCTGCATTGCGTACAACCTCCTTAAGTTTAGTATGTCGTCTTGCGTATGGAATACTGACTCACTACAGTAGCATTAGGCTTGCATAGTGGCGATCTCGGCATTGGTGGGCAAATAGCAAAGCCGCGATCCGATGTTGGTGCCCGAATCTGCAGAATAAAAGTATGTATCGAAGCTGAATAGCCCCGCAGTCGACGAGTCGCGCCAGCTACCGCCTGTATGGAGAACTCGCCACCCTGTGTCAGAAATGACGTAATCATCGGGAATCTTAGTTGTTTCAGAACCAGTTGCTTCTACGGGAATAGGCATAGCCCACGGGACTGCATTGCTTACGCCAAGTTTAGAGATAAATCCGATAGAATCAGGCAATGACAGCTCCACATCAGTATAGCCCGTGACGGTGTCGTCTGCAAACTTAGCAGGGTCATGACATTCGTATATAGCACGTGCTTGAAAATTAACGCCGTCAACCCATTCAGATACATTACCCCACAGATTCTCTATTCCACGGTATTGCACTGCAGTTTTGCCATTTGTGCCTGCAGCTCTGCCGGTGTGATAAGTCATGGCGTCACAACCACCTGTGTTGATAGCGCTACTGTTACCATCGACGTAGCCAAGACCTATGCGTGCTTGACTGTCCCAATCAGCAAACTCAATCAGGTATAGCCAACATACAGCACTGTATACAGCAAAGTAGTTCTGGCACCATTTAGTACCTTTAGCACGAGAGCCTGCTCGTGCAGCCTCACGTTTTACATTGACTATAGGAGCTGCACCTGTTGTAGAGACATAGCCGGAACTAGTTTGGTATTTACCAATGCATTTACCAGAGCCTGGATGCAGCTGCATGCCAGGCATGCCTGCGACATCAGCCAAATAGTAGTACGTTTTTGTACCGTCCTGGTACACTCTGTACCAGAAATACGGTACAAAGACAACAGTGTCCAAACCCCTGCTAAAAGCCGGATCGCCCCTCTTACTAGTAATGGCTTGATTCCTTACGTTCCATTCCCTCATTTTGTTGAAGGGGGCATAAGCATCAAACGGACTGGAACCTATGTTAACACCAACACCTGCTACAGGCTCAGCATGTACGGTGGCGGTGCAGAGACCTAATGGGTCGTCTTGAGGCTTAACTCGAGTAAGCTCGGTGCTTGTGTTTGAAGAATCCCACATAACACACCAGCAGTTGCGGTAGTCTATGGAGATTTCGTACAGCTTGCTCTCTAAGAGACTCATTGTGATCTCCTGAATCTTGTTATCTGAACCGGAGGTAGCAGTAAAAGTCCAATCACCATATGTAGGGATGTAAAAATACCAAACTCCAGCAGATTCAGAAGCTGTAATCTGCTGTGTACCATTTGTAGCTACGATAGTAGAACCCCCGGGTGCGGTTACGCGAACTACTATAGCTGCTGCTTTGAAGATAGCGGCCAGAGCCTCTGCAGGAGTTGCGTTCGGGGAAAGCGCAAGCTGCTCTCGCAACGAGGCAGGGAGAACGGACTCTTCGTCGTAGGGCGTGCCTTTCTGCACAATCTCGTTCTTCAACCGCAGCTCAACGTTCTGTCGAACCACGATGCCGCTCGGACCTATGATGTCGTAGCGAGGTACCGCTACCTTATCAGTGTCGAATACAGGTTTAAGAATTTCGTTTTGCATAATTTACCTCCCTCTCGAAAGCATCTGAGTTACGCGATTAGTACCAGCATAGAAAGTACCTGCACATAGTACATTCTGAGACTTTGTGACGATGTTGTACCACAGGTGCAGCTGATACTCTAAAGTCTCCCATCTGGTGAAATCTGCAGCAGAGGGGTTGTGAGTCCACTCAGCACTTGTCCGAGCGTGCCACGTGGTAGCTTCGAACTCGATAAAGTCGAAGCCGGAGTACTTGTACAGGTCGAGCAGATTATTCTCGAGATCGTTAACGAGGTCGTAGTACGGCATAGCCGCGGTGTCTGCAAGGGAGCAGTCCCGCCAGTTGAATGTCGCCCCGAACAGCTCGTACAGGAATTGGGCATTTGCAACAATTCTGTTCCAGTCATCGAGAAGAAAGTAGTCCGACTTGAGCCAGTCCTTTTTAGGTTCAGACCATGCCATACTACACCTCCATTAGCATTTTGACAGTACCACTGAACGCGCCGTTATAGTTGAAGGTATGCTCAGTGATGTAGCCATTCTCGTTCATGTATTGCGAATATAAAGCACTTCGGTCACCAGCCTTGAGATCCGGGTACCCCAGGTAAGAGGTTGCGACAGAGCTACGCCGTCTGTAGAACTCGTACGCTTTTGCAGCAACTACATTCAGGGTATCCATATTGGTAATGAGCTCGTTGTCCACAACAATCTCACGACCACTGGCTACCTCAGCATCCAAGAATGTGGTAACCTGGACGCTACTAGACTGAACTGTGTACCCGGTAATAACAATGCCTACCTCAGTGTCGGCATCGGGTGCCTGGAGCTCGAACACAGCAGCGTGTCCGTAGAAGCTCCTTGAGAGTACCGTTGCTCCGGTGACCTCAGCCGTGCAATTAGTTGCGCAACTATCGTCTGTGTACGACACAGTAATCTTTTGAGTACCTCGTAGAACTACGGTACCATTGAAGAGCTCGGAAGCGTCCTTGGCCACAGTGTAGTTATATAGCTTCACTGCAATGGATCTCAAAGGCGCATCTAGCGAGACACTGGGGACCTGTTGCTGCGTTGATGCATCAATTACGTATGCTGCATCAGGGATCGCGGAAGTAATCTCGACACGGCCGTTGGTGGGATTGGTTCCGAGAATGCATCCAGTTGCTCCCGCAATAAGTTGAAGAAGGGCGTTCTCTGGCAACTCAGGCAAGGGAGCTGTAGTATACAGGTCCTCGAGCACAGTGTCCAGTGACCACGGTTCGAGGTCTACTCCATCTCTAATGATGTTAGAGTTTTGCAGAATGTCGAGAGCCAGAGTCTTAAACGAGGCCCCGATTGCGCTGTACAGACCTCTCTGGTAAGTCTGCGTCAGGAACGAAAGGCATGTACTTGCTTGGAAGTCAACCTGGATTGCATCTGTAGGAATGTTCCACGAGTCGAGATATCGAATCTGCTCGGGAAGCCACAACGTACCGTCCTGGTAAGTATCCAGGCCATACTGCACTCGAACTTTCTGCCTTTGAGCAAGGTACTTGGAGTAGCCAGTAGTCAGCGTGGGGTCAAACAGGTTATTGACTTCGCTCGGGATATTATTGTTGCCGTAGACCATCAACGCCTCGTATTGTCCAATTCGAGCTCGCCAACCATCCCGACTCCACTTACGGATGCACAGATGGATGGTTTTTATCGTTGCAACAATATCAGCAAAACTGGTCGTAACGTCCCTAGCGTTGATGTTTCTGGTGAACACCGTGTTACCGTAACTATCACGTCCCTCCAGTGTTGCATCTGCTGGCCAAGAGTGTGTGACTGTATCCCAGGTAAAGTTGATGGTATTAACCTGCACCGGATGCTCATAGGTGATAACAAGCTCGATGGGGTCGGTTGCACTGAAGTTCGCATCCTTGGACATCCATGGAATGTCAGGGTTCTCCTCAACAATACGAGAGGGCAGGTACAGCGCACCATCAGCTTTCCAGTACCTCGTTTCAACTGTTGCGAGTCCCTTTGTGGCTGCGGTACGGTTGAAGATGCGCGAAATGTCCGTAAGAGGGTGCGACTTGTTGACTGAAGCGCCATCCGCGCCCATGGAATATATTCTATAAATTTGGTTCTTGATGGAGTACTTCTGCGTATCGGTAGGCAGCGAAGCGCACACGAAAGACTGCTTGGTGGTTTCCGAAATGCTCATGATTTGCTTATCAGTGAGCTCAAGCATTACGCCGAAGTATATTTCTGAAACTCTGGCTCGTAGCTGGGGCTTGGACCACTCTGTAACTACAATCTTGATGGAGAAGACATTGTCCATGGAGAAGTCAATTACACCGGAATCCCCATCAACAGCAGCAATGTTTGCTGCGTACAGCTCGCTGCCATCCTCGCCGTAGCCGTAAAGTTTTAATTTGGTGGGCCACGAGTTGTAGGTGTTATCCCACGCAACCGTCAGACCGATGAAGGACACAGCTTGGCCAAAGTCGTACACGAGCACAAGAGGTGTTGCCTCAGAAATTAAAGTCTTTGACCACAGGGGCAAGGGCATATTTTCGCTGGAGACTCTGGAGGGCAGGTACATAGTACCATCCGCTCTCCAGATGCCTTCCATAGTCGCAACCTCCATGAAAGTGGGGGTCGCGTTGTCTAAAGTAGTCAGAACGTCGGTAATGGGCAGGCTGTTCTGAGCTTCAGCTACCACATCGGCTTTGGGGACGTCGGCCATGATGTCCATGACCATTCGTACACGGCCTGGGTACCGGAATTGCTTCACAACTTCATCTCGCCATCTCTGTGTTGCAGTAACAGCCATCTAATCACTCCCCACAGTCTACAACGTTCGCAGAGCAGTCCTTGTAAGCAGTGGGAAAACCACTTGCATCAATTGCGAAGGGCTTCCGGGTGCGGTCGCCTACATAGAACTTACGGGTAATCTTCGTGCCTGCTACATCGCTGTAGTAGGTAAAGTTGAAGAAGAAGTTTTTGTCCCAGAAACGAACCATGCGCTCCCACTCCTCTTTTTCGAGGTAGTTCCACTTCATGGACGTTTTGTTGTTGTCACGACCAATCTTCTGAGCCGTAACAACTCCCTGGGCACTTCTGCCGGAGTTGACGAGGGTAGAGATGAGCCCCTCGGCCGAGTCAGTATCAGGGTTCGGGATGTACACAATCTCGTTGCCCTCGAGTGACTGCATGTAGAACATAGTCGTTGGTCTGCTCATCTCTTAACCTCCAATCTTTATAGGTTGCGCGCCAACAAGCTTCTCGCCGCGCTTAGAGGACTCGTAAGTGAACGCGTCCCACTCTCTATCACCGATGTAAACTCGGACATTGACCGGCTTACCGCCGCCATCATCCTTGTCAACTGCATCAGCGATTTTTCGAATAAGGTCTTGCATCTGGGGGCTGTCGTCCAGAGGAATAACCGCTTCACTGTAGGTACCTTCGCCAATCATTGCAGTAGTCGGACTGGATACCACACCACCAGTTGCCAGCTCAGGGATGCGTCCCCACCTCTGCGTCGGAATAGCGGGGGGCGGAGCTGTGATATTGAGATCCAAATCGATACTCAGTAGGCTGGCTACCCAGTTAACTGCCCCCAGAATAGCATTGATAAGAGCAACAACCGCACTGTACACCAGGCTAATCATACCGTTGATGAGACCGATGACTGCGTTGACACAGAACTCGAAAGCACTGATAATCGCATTGCCCAAACCAATGAATATGTTAACGATGCCCTGCCACGCTCGCTTCCAATCGCCCGTAAACACGCCAGCCAGGAAGTCGATAACGCCCTTTAGAGCTGTCAGCAGACCAGCAATAATACCACCAATGCTTCCGAATAAGCCGCTCACAATACTCCAAATAGTGTTGATGAGGTTTTTAATGGAGGGACCAAGCACCGTGATAAGCCAGCTAAGCACCGGGGCAAGCACGTGGTTCCAAAGAGCAAGTACTATCTCAATTACGCCACCGACTATCTCGATAATCTTTTGGATGATAGGCTGCAACGTCGATGCCCACAGGCCGGAAACATCTGCTGCGATGTACTCAATGACAGGTCCGAGGACTTTACTCCACAGGGTCCTAACAATGCGCATCACACTGCTGATTGCGTCTATCAGAGCCGCAAACACGGGCATCAGGACTGTGTTCCACAGAGCACCAATCAGGTCGGTTGCATTCGTGATGATTTGAGCAGTATAGGTCCACAGCACGCTAATAGTGTCAAGCACCGGTGCGAGCGCGTCACCAGTTTGCTCAAGCAGAGGTTGAATGTGGTCTGCCCAAAGCTGCTGAATTCCCTGCCAGATGTTCTTCAGTAGGCCTGTCACAGCTTTGAAGACGGACTGGATGCTCGCTACAACTGTGCTGACGAGATTGTCGAACGAGTCGGCAAACAGCATGCTGTTGTCATACAGCAGGATGATTGCTGCAATGACGCCAGCAATAACAGCAACTGCGGTTGCGAAGGGTGCAATTGCATTTGCACAGGTTGCGATAAAAGTCGTCAACGGCTCCAGCAACGCCGAAATGCCGGTATACGCCTTGAAAGCCACCCACAAGCTGGCCACTAGGAGCACGAAATCCGCAAGACCCTCAGAGTGTTCGGAAATCCAAGTAGCGAGCATGTTGAGACTATCAGCCAGACCGTAAATAAAGTTCGAGACTGTTTCATCATTGATGAAGATGCTCAGGAAGGTGAGAAACTTAATCTTTACCTGCTCGAAGACTTCGCCCAACGCGCTGAACACATTCTTAAATCCAGCTATAATGTTCGACCACTCGTCAAACGCTGCTTGGATTGTCTTGGTCCATTGCGGGAACTTGTTGATGAGGTTTTCTTCGAACTGTGCGGGGTCCCACGAGATGATTTTTCCCATGTCGACCTCAAACCCGAAGAACTCCAGGATAGCATCACGCACCTGGTTGGCCTTCATCTTGACGTCCTCGAACTTGTACTCCATCTCTTCAATGGCTTCCGCAATACGGGGGTCCATCAACTCAGAGCCGAACCCGCCACCGCCACCTCCGCCGCCGCCGGCGGAAGTATCTTGAAGTACATTAAGTTCGTCGAAGGGTGCAATTAGGTCCTTCATCTTCTCGGCCGCACCACCAGCAGCATCGCCAATACCGGCGATAGCATTAGCCTCCTTTTCAGCGCCGGAGGGGTCGAAGGTGTCAGCGAAGCCAGTGATAATACCAACCAGGTCTCCGATAAAGGTAAGAACCGCTCTCAGAGCCATAATGAAGCCATTCAGATACGCAATTGCAGTACCGAGAGGCCCAATGAAAAAGTTACCAACGGCTCGACCTAACTGAGCCATTTGCTCCTTAAAAATTCGGAGCTGGTTTGCAGGTGTCTCGATGTTGCGAGCAAAGTCGCCGCTGGCGTTTGATGCTTGCTTCATCATGACCAGGAAGCGCAACCCCATTCGGTTAGCTTCCGACATACTTTCAACCTGGTCCGTGATACCCAATGCAAGAGCTTCGGTCTGCAGAGTGCTGACTCGAATGTCCATACCGTACTTTCGTACTGCACGGCTCATACCCTGTATACCGGACGACATGTTCTCGAAGACAGTCTCGATGTCCATATTGAACAGGGAGGCGATATCGTTCGAGGCCTTCGTCAGCACCAACGAAAGGTTGGTTGCGGCTTCATCAGGCATCTCAATTGCGGTGGCTAGCTGGTAAAAGTTACCTGCGTACCGCATTATGTTGCTGGGGTCCATGCCGTAGATTTCCTGCATCGTATCAACAAATGCAAGGCCCTCGTCAACAGCGTCGCCCATTGCAACTTCGAACAGGTTTAAGTTTTCAATGTACGAAATGCTTTGCTTCGTAGCATCTGCCAGCCAGTCACCAATCTTTACGCCGGCCAGAGCAGTGAACGCTTTGGACAGCAGGTTGGTTGTGCTGTGCAAGCTCCTAAAGCTCGCACTCGTTCTGGAGGCCTGAGTGCTCAGGCTACCAAGTTTGGTAAGGAGCGCTCCGAACAGAGAGCTTGTCTTGCTTGCTCCGCTCTTCAGCTTAGAGAATACGTTAGATACCTTCTCAAGAGCCTTTGCAAAACGCCCGGATGAGACGTCGCCCTTATCGGCCTCCGAAGAAGTCCGTCTGAAAGCGCTTGCAACCGTGCTGGCTAGAGTTCCTACGCGAGAGAAAGACTCCGTAGTTTTGTCCTTGAAGCTTTGAACTTTAGACTTGATGTTGTCGAACACACCGCTCAGGCTCTTAACTCTGTTTGTAACAGGGTCAAAAGCAGAGCCCATCTTGGACTTCATGGTGCCCATGGTGTCTCTAAACTTTTGCGTCTTGGCCTGAACTGCTCCAAGCACATTTTGAAATCTCTGCTCACTCGCAACAAGCTTGTCGACCTGGCCGGAAGTTCCAGTCAACGAGGCACGAGTCGCATTCAGCTCGGTCTTAAGTTGCGTAAGGTTCTTGGTGGTAATTTTGGTTGCATCGGAGATGGCACTCATCTGCTTGGCAACTGTAGCCATAGTGCTCTCAAAAGCCTTGGATGTGGCACTACCAGTAGGCAGTTTCACATCGCCGACCTTCTTCAACTTAGCAGCCATCTTCTCAACATCTTTAATAGTTTTGTTAATGGCATTGTTGAAAGTTTGAGTAGACTTGGCGCTAGCGCTAAACTTACCACTCGCAACAGCCTTCGCAACTACCTTCTGGTAGCTGTCCAGAAGTTGAATAGCTGTCTCAGTGGCCTGCTTCAGCGACTTTACGTCACCTTGAAATGAATACTTTACATCTTCAGTGTTGTCCGCCATGTACTCACCACCTTATTGGGACATCTTCTCCTTGAACTGTCTCTCTATTTCCAGATAGGTCTCAACATCGACCTCGGGAGCAGGAGACTTAATCCTCTTTTCAGCGTTCTGACGCTTGCGAAGCATGTTCTGGAGAATAGTTTTGATATTTTTGGGATGCTTAGCTTTACTGTAATAGCCTGCCCAGTAACCCATCTGTACTGCAAGGACTTGCTGATCGAACAGGTGGTCGCCGTAGCCTTTAACATAAGCATTGAAAACATCAATGCTCATGTCCAAGACTTCGTCCGGCTTTAGACCACACTGCCCACCAATCCTAAACAGGTCCAGCCAGGTCTGGGCCGTCAGTTTCCCTGGGCATTCTCCTCACTGCTGTCGGATTCGGTCTCATCCTCATCCTCAGTGCCCATGATACCCTTGACAACAGCCTGCAGCTGGTCCATAACGACCTTCAGGTTGTAGTGGTCCAGGTAGTAGTCCAGGAACTTCTGAGCGGTGATTTCCTTGCAGGCAAAGGGGTTAGCACACTGGAAGGACGCATACAGAATGTTAATCTGCTGCTCCAGAGTCATGTCTCCCAGGCCCTTAAAGACCTCAGTGTAGGGTTTATGGTCGTGCTGGCCCTGCACTTTGTAGGCTACACGCAGGGTGGTGCTCAGCTCGTACTCAGTACCGTTAATAATAACAGTAATCATAATATTTCCTCCTTAATGTTTAGCAACACCCAAGGGGCCGAAGCCCCTCAGGTATTGTTGCGAACTTAGCCTCCGTTGGGCAGAGTCAGGGTGGTTGCGCCGGAGCCGGCAATTTCGGAAGTCAGAGAAATCTTGTCGTCGGGAGCAGCGCTGATGTTGAAACTGGACACGTAACCAGTACCCTCGAAGTAGGTGGAAGCATCCAGATAGATGCCAATGGTCAGCGGGTCGCCGCTCTCAAAGGCATCGTACAGCTCCTTCTGGGTGCCGTCGGCAGACAGCGCAACAGTGCCGTCGATAGACGCGGACCAGTCCTTGATGGCAGGGACCTTCTCTTTGTAGGTCATACCGAAAGCCAGGATTTCGATAATCTCCTTTTCCAGAGTCAGGTCAACGCCGGAGACATAGGCCAGAGTCTTGGCCTGCTGGCCGGTTCCGATTTTCAGGCTCGCAGTCAAACCGGTAAAAGGCTTCTCAGCCATTTATATCACTCCTTTACTTGTGTCTGAAATGTTACTTGAAACTCGTGCAACTTCATCTCGTCACGACCGAGATACATCGGAGTACCTACCATCATGATGCTAATGAAGTATTCATTGGCATACCGATGAAGTGTGTTCTGGATAAGCTCGCTCCACGCAACGCCTTCCTCGTAGGAGTCAGTGCGGATAACAACCTTTACAATAGGTTGAAAGACCGAATTGCCCGCGTTGCGCATTCCGAAGTATTCAGTGCTGGTTGCACCGTTATACTCCATAATAGCTACAGCGTCAGTCTCGGTGCTCGGAAGGTCCCCGATAGTCTTCGGCAGACTTGCGGGGAGCAAGTCATAGATTCTATCAGCTACCATTGGGCACCTTCAACTTTCTGCGCAGCCTGCGCTTCAGATTCTTGACCTCTTTGTTAAAGGGGTCGCTAATGTAGTGAGCTTTACCCTTGATGGGGTGGTTGAACGAAGTAGCCTCGTGCTGGATACCAGCGTAGTTGTAGCCGTGGTCCCTAACGCTCGCACCAGCCACAAGTCCGGGCGCGCGTTTGTTGTGAGAAACACGGACATAAACCGACTTTTCCAACTTACCAGTGCGGTAAGGGGTCTGGGCAATCGCTTCTGCCTTGATAGTCTGTGCAGACTTCTCAAGCTCTTCAACAGGCACTGTATCGAGCGTCTTCAGAAACTTGGTGAGGTTCTTCTTCGCTCTTACCAGGCTTTTAGGTGTAGTTGCACTAGGCATTGCTCTCAAATCCTTCCGTTTTGCCGAGCTCGTTGGTGTACTCCTCCACACTGAGCACAACTCTTCCGTCGATCCTGTCATCGGGTCGAATGACCGTAGACTCATCAGTGTAGTAGATAGAAGCACTTCGCACAACAGAGCCATTAGCAGTCAGCACGTCCTTGGTAGTCCGCTCACGCCTACACTTAAGTGTGATGGGCGCCTCATACTTGGCTTCACCATACTTGTTCAATGCGATTTCGCCGCTTGCGTCGCGTACGGCCGCCTCGAACGTGCATGTCTGCTTCAGGAACTTAGTCATTCTACCCAATGCTAAATCCCCCTCTCAGATAGGGTTCCAAGAGGTTGACAGCTTTGGGAGAAGTGACGCTTGTAGTTGCGGATGTTGAAGAGCCAGACCTGCCCCAGGATCCGTTGCTGGACGACTCAGACAAGTTGCCAATACTGTAGGACTCGACGCCGTACTGCCACATCTTCTCATAGAAGGCGGCGTCTTCAGCTGCACTCGTGTCCGACAGAGTAATGGCATTCTCAATCTGAGCGTACTTAACAGATACAGGCACTTCGGGATAGGGCCATCTGGGAAAGGCGGCCTCCTGGTTGATGTCGTACTTCCCGCCGCGAAACGGCAGGATGTTGATGGCATCGAAAGACTTCTGGAGATACACGGCCTGGTCGGCCTCATCCAGGGCTTCCCAGTTCTCTCTCAACTCGTCTGTGGAAGCGTAACGAGTCTGAATGTACTCAGTAGCCTCCGCCACGGTAACGTAGCCAACAACAGCCATAAGTGCACCTCCTTACGTGTCTTTGAAGCCGTCAGTCTCCTCGGCTTTAGCCGCCGGCATCGCAGTGGCCCCAAACTGAGCAATAAGCTCAGTCAGGGTGCACACTCTGCGATACTTGGGCTTTTTAGCGATGCCGCCTCCAGACTTAACGACGCATACAGCGTCGTCGGCCTGACGAATCAGCCTGCACTCGGGGTAGACCTTCAGCTCCGCATCATAGGTTGCCAGATAAATCTTGGTACCGGATACAAAAAACATAAGGCACCTCCGATTAGCCGTTGGAGATGATGCGGGCCATGGGGATCAGCTTGGGGTCAGCAATCAGCTTCCAGTTGCCGGCAGTACCCAGGTTGGCGTCCGTGGGGGAAGCAACCGTGGACATATCCATGGTCCAGCTGAAGCCGTTGGGGTGGATGGTCTCGCGGAGACGGTTGATGAGGTAATCGTAGCCACCGTTCTTCTTGGTCTCACGGCCAGTCTCAACGGGGTTCTTCACAGGAGCGGAAGCACCCAGCAGAGCGCCACGACCGAACAGATAAGTGGTGTAGTCCATCTCACCGGTGGCCTTGTCGGAGGCAGTCGCAGGGACACCGTCGTCAACGATAACGGTCAGACCGTTCCAGTCAGCGATATTCACGGTACGCTCGATACCCTGAATGTCGGTGTACTTACGGTACTGCAGCAGCTGCTGCTTAGCCAGGTTAGCAGCGACCTTGGAGTGCATCACAGCCATGCTGTAAATGCCGGCGTTGTCGCCGTTGGCCTTCTGCATAGCGTCAGCAGCGGAAGCAGCATCCACCTTGTTAGCATCGCCAGCAGTGGTAGTTGCGGACTTGATATCCAGGGTGTGCAGCTGCCAAGCGTCCCAGGCGTCGGTGCTGTCATCCGCAATGCCGAAAATAGCATTCAGAATCTTCACCATACGAGCCTGCTTCTTCTTGGCCCAGAACTTGGAGGTCTGAGCTACGATAGAGCGCATGGGGTCAGCACCGGAGTTGAAATCATAGATGAAGTCGCGGTCAGCCCAGGAATGAGCACGGCCGTAAACAACACCAGACTGGGAGGCACCGGAGTGCTCGGTCTCGGTGATATCGGTCTGACCGTCGTAGTTGTCCTCCTCACCGCCCAGGACGTTGTAGAAGGGGATGGTGTACAGGTTGGAGCCGTTGCGGATCATACCGCGGATGGTAGCGTCCTCAACAAGGGCGCCGCTAGTCAGCAGAGCAGTCAGGGTAGGGTCCTGAGCTGCCTGCCACTGCATGAGAAACAGTTCCTCATCAAAGGGAAAATTCAGGAAAGTGCCAGGCATAATGTGTTACCACCTTTCATTTGCATATTCTGTGTTTACGCGTTCAGGAAGGTCTTAAAGACCTCGGGGTTCGCTTTCTTGAAGGACATCTGGTCCTGAGTGGACAGCTTGAGGAAGTCCTCCTTGGTCTTCACGGTTGCGAAGCTCTCGTCGCCACCATCCTTACCAGTGCCCCCGGGAACGCCTCCCTTGCCCTTGCCGAACAAGTTAGCACGATTCTTGGTGAGCTCGGTAATAGCTTCGTCCAGTCCCTTAATGGTCCCGTCAGCCTCGACAGTCAGCTTAGACTTATCAATCAGACCGGCCTGCCAAATCAGTTCCGAGTCGATAGCATTGGCGGCTCGCAGCTTCTCCAGTGCTGCGTACTGCATCTTAACTTCGTTAACAGCATCGCCCTGCTCCTTCAACCACTCAGCTTTGAGTGCCTCGACGTCGACTTCCTGGCCTGCAGATTTGCCCTTGCCCTTATTGGGCATCTGGAAATCGTCATCGTCGTCACCCTCGTTAGGAGCCTTGCCCTTGCTGCCCTGAGGCTGCGAACCCTCAGCAAGCTGGTCTCTCAGTTCATTGCGCTGCTTGATGACTTTATTCAGCCTGGAGCGAGGAACCAGGTCGAAATCAAAGTCATCGCCCAACTGGTCAGTGACCTGGGTGAACAACTCAGGAGTCAAGTTTTTCCGCAAAGTGTCATAGAAACTCATAATTTCCTCCACCGTTTAACGTCCGTCGACTAATTATCAAGTACGCATTACGCGATACTCACGAAATCCCAAGCTTTGCAAGTGCAAAGCCTACCAGCGCAGCAACCACTGTCATGATGATTTTTTCAACAACAGCTTTCCAGCGCTTCGCAGGTTCCTGCTCAATCGCTGACAGCTTTTTGTCAAGCCGTTCAACGGTCTTGGCAGTACGTTCCTGCTTTTCGGCCATCAACTTCATCGTTGTAGCCAGCTCATGGACCACCTCAGTCAAAGCTTCAACTTTGTCCAACCGCTTCGTGTTAGATTTAGCTCGAGCGTCAACTTCAGCAAGCTTTTGAGCAAACTCTACCTCATGTTCGTAATTCACAGAACACCTCCAGGTCACTTATTCTGCAGGCCATGGAAGTCGTTAAGACCAGTCGTAGAACCCTTCTTAGCGGGGTTCACACCCGTACCATCCTGCGGACCGGGTTTATTGGGGTCATCATCAGAGTTCATATCGTTGCCAGCATTCTGCATATTAGCCTGAACCTCCTCGTGGATTTTCTCAATCCACTTCAGAGCTTCTTCGTTGGAACGACCAAAGAACTCCATGATTGCTGTCTCAAGAGGCATCATCTTAGTCTCGCCAGTTGCGAGCTTACAGTTCTCAATGTTCTCTCTCGGGTCATCAGGCAGGCCGTCAGACCAGAAGACGGAAATGTTCTCAACAGGCACTTCAGGATCGGCGCACATGCTCGAGAACAAATAACGCACCGGACGAGTCATTGCGTTAGCAATCCGACGAGCCTTCGCCAGAGGGTTGACCATCTTGAATCGCATGGCAGTACCACTGATTGCAGTACCGCTACCGTCCTGGCCACCCAGCAAAGCGGCGCCCATCTCACTCAGGATGTACAGCTGGTTGACAAGAAATTCCAACTGCTTAAAGGCACTTGTCAGCTGGCCATCCCAAGTCATATACTTGGGCTGCTCCTCGCCAGGGGACACAGCAAAGAACTTGCCAGTCTGCAGCGAGTACTCGCCGGTCTTGGGGTTCAGCTCTAGCATGGACACAGGCCCCGTAATGTTAGGGTCAGCGTGCTTATCCAGAATAGCGGAAATCTGGCCCACACGAGCCATAATCTCAGCCATGATACTGTCAATGTTCATGTAGTCATCAAAGCCATAAACACTGCCAGTCACAGTGTACGCTTTCAAATGGAACACAGCACACTTGTCCAAACCTGTGGGCACCTTACTGGACGACAGCTTCTTCTCAATGGTCTTGCCATCTCTCTTCAACTGATACTCCTGCTTAAGATAGTAACCAATTTCATCCGCGGATGTACCGTGAATCTGAACATGCAAGCGCCAATCAGGTTCGTCGGGGTCTGCGTTGCGATCTTCACGCCAGGCCAAGCAGTGCTGCTTGATGGAATTAGTACCGTCCTGCGCTACCACGGGGAACCACTGAGTAGGTGTCCAGCAGGTGAAAGTGTCTCTGCCAGCAGCGTCGTCGTAGTACATACGCCAGATAGCGTCACCATACCGACTGATATCGAGTACCGTAGAGTACAGCTTATCATCAAAGTTCGTAAAATCGCGAACACTCCGAATAGCTGCATTGTCCTCTGCAGTAACGCCCGAAATGGTCGGATACTCTCCGCACACCAAATCTGCCATCTTCAAGGACATCAAACGCTGATAGTTGAGAAGAGTTGGGAACGAAACAACCTCTTCGAAGTTACCGATAACTCGAGAGATCTTCTCCGAGCACTTCAAGAACACATCGATGGGAAGTTCATCAATGCCATCACGTGAGCGCAGCACGGGGTCACCAAAATGGTCACCGTTGAACAGTGCGGCATTCTGCACATATCTGGTCAACCGAGGCACCTCTTCCTGAGGAGGAAACATCTCACCGGGGGCCAGCCACTTCAAATTGAAAAGCATTGTCATTCGCTCCTTAACTGATTTCCTTGCCAACCGTGGCTGAAGTCGCCACAACTACAACAAGTTTGCTTATATCACCGCCTGTCGACGAATCACTTTTCGTCCACCATGCGCTGGCAGACAACCAGCGTGCGCAGCATATCCATAGACAAGGCCAGCTTGCCATCGCCCACGCCAGCAAGCACACCATCATCGACAAGCTTTTGCACCGTGTCCTGCGCCCATGCAGGCACGTCCATCACCTTGCCGTCCACGATACGGCCATAGGTCTTGTGATTCGCATCTGCCATGCGCTTCATGACATAAAACAGACGCAACATATCGGTGGACAGGTCAAGATTGCCGCCACCCGTGCCAGCGATAAAACCTTCGTCCATCATTTCTTTGATCGTACCACGTGCCCATTCAGGGACTTCGTTAATGCTGTTGTATCTCATAACATCTTCCTCCTCATCATTATCGTTGTTGGCGATGCCGTGCATCGCATTATAAACATCGCGCCTGAACATATCCATCGTCAGGCCAAAAGCGTTCCAGAGATGCGCGGGGTCGGCATGAGGACTAGCAACGCCACGCATACGTCCTTCTGCATGACTGATAATCACACCGTCTGCCAAAGGGTCAAGGCCAAACTGGGTGCAAAGCTGCGCGAAAAGCGGCACGGCTGCGGCATAAGTACCTCTTACATGCGTTTCGGTTGCCGTTGGATCGAGATCGCGCCACTCAGCGCCATGACCAGTGTATACGATGGATGCAGGCTCGGTCATCTCGATACCGATATGCGTGCTGTTGGCGCTCCCGCCGCAGTGCCATGCCTGTACAGTCCACGGTAGTGTCTGATATACTGTTCCATCCCGCTGCACAAAAGCATGGACGCAAACAGACTGTCCGTTGGGTCTGTACACATTGTAACTTTGCGCCATCACCGCCGCGTTTGGCTGGGGACAGCCGATGCTGTGCAGCATGATACCCTGCGGGTACAGCGGAGTTGCCACCTGATAGCACTTGTTCTTCGTCGTGAATGCCTCGATTATGTTGATGCTCATTCTGCTTCCTCCCATCCATACACGCCCGGTTTGCCATCCGCCACGCGAAGGTCGGGGCGCAAAACAACGACGTCTTTCAGGCCAACCCGCGCTTTGTCCAGCTCATGCCATTTTGCTGTCAGTCCATTATTCATTTTCAATATCACTCCTACTTGTACTTGCCCACGACATAGTAGCTGATCTGCGGACTATTAACCGTCGCGTCAGATGCTCTCACGCACTGATACGCCGGGGCATGCGTCAGCCGCGTACCTGTGTCATTTTCCGTATTTGTGGCAAGCCAGAGGTTGCCACTTTTAACCGTTGGTGTCGCCGACACAACCGGGTTTTCGACAAAAGCAAACGGGTACTCACGTGCCGCCTTATTGGCCGCGAGGCCCATCCACGATGCGGTATACAGCGGCCCCCATGTCTGCGATGTCATGTCAAGCGACGGTGAGTCGAACGTAGCCCACATCTCAGCGATGCCGGACGCCCATTTACGCCACATCCACTTTCCGGTCAAGCCTTGCTCGATTACATAGTCTACGCCGCCAGTCGGAATGCCTCTCACCGCGTTGCCCATCTGCGCGACCTTATACGTCTCCGCGCCGCCTGTCTTTTCGCGGATGGCAGCGGCGATGTCCTGCACGGACGCCTCTTCGTAGAGTTTCTTTGCCATCAGTAGCTCACCTCCGTGCCGTCCGGGAGCGCCGCAAGCACGTCGTTTACGATCTCCTGCTTGTCTGCTGCAGTCCAGTAATCCGTGCCTCTGGTAGGGGTCTTGCCCGGTGCGCCGGGGTCGCCCTTTGCGCCAGTTGCTCCGGGAGCACCGTCAAACATGCCGCTCGCCTTTGCCTGCGCGAGGGCTGCGTCTGTTGCGGATTGCAGTTTGTCAGCCGTGAGGTAGTCTCCCGTAGGTTGCTTTCCGGCCAGCGCTTCGGTGAGCCCTGTAACCGCGCTCATCGGATGTTGGTCGACTGCGTCACGATTGATCAGCTTACTGTGATCGTTCTCCCCGCCACCGCCGGTTGGGTTGTGCCATTCGGTGTCATAGTCTGCATCGCTTGCCTTGGTCAGCACCTGCCCGGTCGCGCCACCTGCGGGAACGCCCTCGCCAGGGTCACCCTTCGGGCCTGGTTCTCCGTTGAACTTTCCAGCATCAGCGTCCGCCCTTACGTCATTAGCAATATTATAAGCTCCTCGTACAGATTCCAGAATCTCCGTGTACACATCGGGAGTGGGCTCTTCTGGCGCAATACCCTCCAGATACCCGCTTGCAGTCAAAGGAATAGGAATGATGTTGGTAGTTGCACGAACATCGTCCTTAAGCCCCATAAGCCACATATACGCAGTAATATCTGAAGCATCAAGTACCTCGTGAGGGACAATACAACTTCCGTCGTGCAACAACACCGGGAACACATCTTCAGCAGCATCAGGCTTAGCCTTGTTGGAAAAGAAAACAGTAACAGTGTACTCGGACCAAACATCATCCAACTCAACATTTAGCGTGAAGAATTTATTGCTTCTAGTAGTTACCTGAGGCAGCTTATCTCTAGCACTCAGAACGCTACCGCGTACTACAAAATTCAGTACAACCATAGTATTCTACTCCCTCCTGTCAGTATACACCAGATAGGCCGCCCAAGGACTCCGTATACAACACGTATCGGTCAGTGTCACAAGTATGGTCATGCTCTTTGAGCACCTTATCCTGCCCCAACCTCTGGGCTGTGGGGTCCCAGCAGTACGATGCGTACTCCTTCTCCGTGTTCTCGCAAGAACGGTCCATGAAAAAGCTTTTAGTCGAAAGCATCGTAGCAACGTGCCTAATGCCGTTGATGACATCATTATTAGCGTTTAGGACTCTGTATCCTGCGCGCATCAACGCAACCTTCCACGATGCAGCAGAGGGGTCGCAGTACACGGCCCAGGGTTGAAGACCATCCAGCCACCGGACGAACTCGTCAATAAACTCGGCATCAGTCTTCTGCACTTTCTTCTTAGCAGCATCGTAATAAAACTCCCGGACCTTAACGAAAATAGGTTGACCAGTTTTTCTAGGGTCAGGAATTTTAGCGTACAGGCCCCATGACATGACTGTCGAAGTGCCGTAATCGCAACCTACCAACCAACGAATTGCCTTGGGGTTGACTCCCAGGCTATCGATATACTCTTGAGCATCGAGCATGTGCTCAGACGGCTCAAACATATCATACACTCGACCCTCTGCAGCAACCCAGTTACCGAGAATCATCCGCTCGTACCACACACCGCGATACATCTGCTTCAAGCTCTCGATATAAGTCTTACTCAGACTCAGGTTATCCTCCATGAGAAACTTCCAGACTTTCTTGTCTGTAATTTCGTCGTTGGTAATGTAATCAGTGTAGAACCAGTGATAAGGGCTATCAGGGTTGCAGTTACAGAAGCACTGAGCCCCCTCAACAGACAAACGAGCCATCAACTGGTTGAACACGCTCTGAGGATACAGGTTAACCTCATCGCAAAGAGCACCTGCAAAGGTAGCGCCTCGAATCTTTGACTCAGCGTCCTCGTTGTTAGCACCAAAGCAGTACACCCTACGACCCAGGATGCGTAACTCGCCCTGTTGACGATTAACCCACTTATAGTTTTGCGGCCCTACCGTATCGAACAAGTCGTTCAACACATTTCGTTGCAGTGTAGCAGTTGTCCTTCCCAGCATGGCCACGTCGCCAGGTGGTCCACTCGTAAGGAAGGACAGCCACCGCACTGTGCACGAAATGGTCTTGGAGGAACGGACCGCACCGTGCGCTATGTTTAGCCTCGCAGTTGAGTTGCGAATGAAGTCAAGCGCCTTCGGCGAGAAAGGTTTCCAATCAACCATCGCTGCCTCGAATAGCAGCAGCCAGAGCACCCAAACCAGAACTGAGATTATTCTCAGGCCCATTCAGCATGCGATCCAGTTCCGCCATAGTCTTAACGGTTTGACGAATCTCACCACCAAGTCCCACGTACAGGTCTACCATGGGCTTAGTAAGCAGTTTAGCGAGTTTCAGCTGTCTGTCCTCGTCCTCGATGTCAATAGAGCTCACCTGGGCCAGCTTGTTGATGCGACGACCCATAGTCTTCAGAGTAACCAGATACTCCTGACCAACAGCAGCCAGCATGTCAGCTTCACGCAGCTTTATCTTGCGAGTCAGGCTGTCACGAGGTTCGGCCTTAACAGACTGCCCATCCACATAGGGTACCTCGGGAACTGCGCAGCTGTCGCAGGTGCAACTCTCTACAACATCGATGTCGCCATCACCTACGAGAGGCGTATGAAAAAGAGCATGCATCTTCAGCTCATCCAGGGGAACCTTATACTGCTCGGCAATCTGCTCAATAGAGTTCTGCTCGTTAGGCGGCGCATTCACCGTCATAGTCAAAATCGCGTTCTCAATTTCAGCTCTATCGGCATGGTTACAAATCTTACAAGAACTAGGCATCTAACCTACGCCTCCTTTCAGTTTAGTTTTTAGTGTAAAATTAGTAGGGGCTTGCTTTTTCCTTATCATTATTATATAATATAAAGGGGGGAAAATCAAGAGGCACTGAAAGAAAAATTTTCAGTAATTATACTTTTAACAGTACAGAAAGGTGATGGCACAATGCGCGTTAAGTTGAACAAAGGAATGTTTGACATGAGCCTCTCAGGACGAGAAACACAAGAGACTTTCTCCGACGAAAAGTACAGAGCACTTGCTGGTGGTAGCCCCGCTGGCAAGGTACTACAGACACTGGTTACCGAAAACTGGCTTTCGTGGCTCGAGGTAGTTGAAAATGCACCTTGGTTGCGCGACTGGTCCCGCAGCCCGCTTTACACGAAAAAGAGTGCACAGGCGCAGACTGCTGCTTCGCAGAATGTTGATGGAACGGACGGCCCCTCCGGAGAGACAGTTGATGGGGCCCGCTGGTTTGCACAGCGCAAGATTGCTAATGCGATTTACGCCGAAGCAGTGTGGGGCTACGGCATGTCCAATTGGTTGCGGGGAAAGCATGTCCGCACAGGTCCCGACGTGCACACTAAATCCAACACCGCACTCAGAACTATCTATAACCTGCAGGGCCTGGTGTGCCCTAACCCGACTCGTACCTACACCTGGGACGACAAAATCTACAGGGGTTGCGGATTGCTCGTCCCCTGTGAGTTCGGTGAGCTTGACCGCTGGCTTGAGCCCCTGTGGCAGGAGGCTCTCGCCACAGTTGCGCAGCACCCTGCTAACACTCTTAGGGGCTAGTTCACAAAATAGTGTTACAGACTAATAGAGACTCAGCCGAAATTTTTCTCGTGCCGGTCTCTATTATTTTGAGGTTTGCTAGCACCTGGTACTAACAGTAACACCAGTTCGGATTTTTCCAGATTGTTTGTTAGGGTACTTCCACACTTTAGCGCATTAAAGTGACATAGTAGTACTGTGCTAAAGCAGTACAGCAGTAAAGGACCAGTGCATTAAAGTGCTACAGCAGCACAGCATTAAAGCAGTACAGCACTAAAGAATACTTTAGCACTTTAGTGCACAAGCTATTTTCAAAAAGTCGCAAAAAAAG